GGGGCGGCGTGTTGCCGCCCCTATCCGGTTACTCCTCCAAGGTCTTTTTATAGAACCCTTTGGCGATCATCATTTCCGCAGTTGCCCGCGATTTGATGAGTATTTCGCCCTTGTTGATCCCGTCATGCGCTCTAATGACTTCGACGCGCATGACGTTGGCTTTAAGGGCGCGACGACCGCGCCTAACGGGGGCGCGTGTCATAGCTGCTTCATCTTTCGCTTTCATGGGTTACTTGGCCTATTCTGCTGTTGCTTTCTCGATGGCGGCCAAGGCGGTGTTGATGTCGGCGACATAGATATTCGCTTTCATATCCGGCCGTGTAACGAGGGCTTGCCCGCGATACCACAGCCACAGACGATACGAATCCGTCTCCGGGACGCGCTCGATCTCCATAGTGATATTGCGCTTGTCGTGCAGCTGGAGCGTCGTGGAATCGAGCACGACGAGCTCCGAGGCCGAGAGTTTCGGGGTCGGGATAATCGTCATGCCATGCACCGACAAAGCCCCATTGGGCAGCACCGTGATGTAGTCGCCGAGGGTGTTCTTCAGCGTGCGCATCTTGAATTCGGTGGCATAGTTCATCAGCACGTAATTCGGAGCCATCGAATCGTTGGTCCCGACCTTTGCCTGCGTTTTCATGGCGAGGATCAGGTCGGCGATGTTCGGCGCCGACACGCTGGCTGCCACACCCGCCGTCGTTGCATTGAATGCCGTAACGCCGGATGCTTTCAGCCCGTAGATGTGTTTGGGCTTGGAGGCATCCACGCCGTCACCGTCCCACAGCAGAGAATCGAGTTTGGCTGCGATCCCCTGCTGGGCCTTCGTCTGCGCCCATGCCAGGAAGTACCCGAAATCTTCGGCGCTCTCAGCCGAGAAAGGAAGCACGGAACCGAGTTTTGCCAGCTCACGGTATTTGCCCGTAAGCGTGGCGGTGTCGGTATTGGTGTGCTTTGTCATCTCCTCTGCATACCCGGTGCCGTCGGTGTAGGAAGCATCGTTGTACATGATGCGGTTCTTGTCGTCGGGCACATTGATGCGCGTGAAGAGTTGCACGAACGCATTGCGGGGGCTGGCGTCTGCGTAAATCTTCGTCGTCAGCACGGTGCGGTTGGGGTCTTCGTTCGTTATGGCCGACGTGTCGAGTTTGAGTGCGAACTCACCCGTCGATACTCTGCCTCGTCCGTTCCGCATATCCTTATATGCGGCGGCGAACTCTTCCGATTTCAGCACCTCTTCCATAGCGGCGACCAGCGTTTTGTGTCCCTCCTGCTTGGGAGCGCCTTTCTTCATCGTGGCGATCTCGACGCCTTGGGCTTTAAGCGCGCCCTCCAGTTTTTCGATCTTCGCCGGCGACAGCCCGAGTTTCCCGAACTCCTCCTTGACAGCCTCGACGATCTCGTTCTGTGACTTGATGCCTGCCACCATCTCCTCGAACTGCCCTTTGATATAATCTCCGAGCGCGTTCAGGCCCTTTTTCTCGTCCTCGCTGAACTCTACGCCAGCGGGAAGCACAAATGATTTAATCTCCATTCTTCTTTGTGTTTTTTGGTTAATTGATATGTGAACCTATTTTCCCGAACATATTTTCAGTGAGTGGTTTCTCCGGCTCGGCTGCGTTCAATGTCTCGATGATTTGCTTTTTGATCTTCATTTTCTCCTCCAATGACGCCGCATTGAGAGCATCGCTCATAACCTTGATGGCGTCCGGTAAACTCTTCACAGCACCGACGAATGCCGTTTCCTCGTTGGCTCCGGCAGTAACGACGGATATTTCATGCAACACGACTTCCTTAACGATGAACGCGTCGAGGGCTTCGTCATATTCCATTTTGTCCCATACGTAATTGAATCCGAACGAGAACTGATTAATATCGCCGTCTTTGAGCTGGAACCACGCGCGCTTTGCATTCGGCACCGCGTCGAAGTTGCTCAGCTTAACTTCTGCATATGCGCCGTCTTCGCGCTCTTCGATAGACAGTATCCGGCCGATAGGGTCGGCGAAATCATGTTGCCATACGAACGCGATTTTGCGGTTTGTGGCCGATCCCGGGCCCCTATCGTTAATGGACTTGGCGAAGCATCCTTTGATAAGAATATCGCCCGCGCTGTCCTTGTTACCGAAATTGGCGAACTTCACGAGGATAATATGCTCGTCTTCGTTCGCAATGTCCGCTTTTGTCACGGCGAACTCTTTGCGGCAAGTGTTGCCCATTGCCGCCCGGCGCGCTTCTATTTGCTGAGATAAGTTCATGTTATACGATATATTTCAAAAGTTCTGTTTTAGCCTGCTCCGTAGTCATCAGACCTCCGGACACGGCGTTATTCAAGGCATTTACGAGATTGGTCATGCCCGCCGCCTGTTCGCGCTTAGATTCTTGGAAGAGTTCAAGATGATCGTAGTAGGGCATCACCTTGAAATCCTCAAAGCCATATATCCTGTTGAGCACGTAGAATATATTATTCGCCTCGGGGATTATCGCGTCGTTATATAATATCGCCTTCGCTTCTTTGGCGTTGGCGTACGTTGAACCCTCTACGTCGAGCAGCACGCTCGGCACTTGGTAGATGTCCGCAATTTCTTTCTTGCAGGCTTTCTGTACGTCGGTCAGTCCCAGATCGGTAATCGTTGACGATACCGGACTTACGGCAGCATTCATGGACGTGATCGCGTATTTGAATTGATCGGACCGGATGCCGTACTTTCTGAATGCCTGTTGTATGTTTTTCTTCTCCGACTCTGTTTCCGGCAGCCGAGCATCTCGAATAATATCGCCGCTTCCGGATGTCAGCGAGATAATAGCCAGCATACCGCGGTTGATCATCAGTTCATGCACCGCTTCGTAGGATGCCACGAAAGTATTCACCGGCTTCTGTAATGATACCATTCGGGAGATGTTGCCGCCGCAAGCATTGAGATCATAAGAGGCATCCCTCACGATGAACATATCTTCTTTGGCTATCTTCATCGAAGACCCGCAAATGGTCACCGTGTAATCCACGATATCCGCATCGGGCATGAACGATAACGCCGGAGATATTGCGGCATTTTCCGTGACGCAAAGATTGGGGACAACGAACAGCTCGAAAGCTCCCGAGAATCCCACTGATTCCATGCGTACGATATAGGCTTTGCCGAAAATCTGCGTCATGACCTCGATGTATGCCACGAAGTCCGCGATGCCTTGCACGCTATTAGGGCGAGATATAGTCCGCACGGCGTCCGGTCGTTCGATATCTTCACCGTCTTCCGTGGTGGCTGCAAGACGTAGATTCTTAATTGCCGCGCATTTCTTCGAGATTACAGACATCAGCGGCGAGCAAAGTGCGTATGCTTTGGCTTGTCCCGCTTTGCCCCTGGTGTCGATCGTCCCCACGGTTTCAGTTGATCCCTGAAATACCGGAGGTACGCCGATGTAGCTCAATGTCGATGCCGGCAAATTTGAGGCTGTATTATTGCTTTTCCTGCGTATTTCGTAGCCGAATAGATTCATTATGCAGCTATTTGAATAAGGTTCTTGAATTCAGACTGAACGGCATATCTGGCAGCGTCCCATAGATGGTTGAATTCGTCGTGCGGGTAGTTTATGGCGATGCCGTTCACCGTCTCCCACACGTACGAGTTTGCTTCTATCTGCATGTTGCGCGAACGCACGCAATGTATCTTGCATCCTTTCATGGCCGTGATGCCGTCCATGACAGACCCCGGGTATTTCCGCACGGGGATAACCGTAAGCCCTTTAATGCGCATTGCGGTTATCATGCTTTCGGGGGATTTGGCATATTTGTCGGCGCTATCTGCATAACATCGGGATACTCCGTTTGAGAAGTGCGGCGAAAGCGCTGTATATAATTTCGAAGTGTCGTCGATAGGCTGATATATCAGCTCCTGCAAGTAAAGATGGTTCGGGGCGCGGAATCCGACACGTACGCAGGCCGTGGGGTCTGCTGTGAATCCGAAGTCGAGGCCCAACACAACGCGTTCGATGTCTTCGGGGAATTCGTCGATCCAGTCGATGTCGGGGAATATCAGCCCCTCCTGCGCGGCACGTACTCCGAGGCCGTACACTTTCCAGCGCCATTCGTCGGCAGTTCCGGCGGCTATATTCTCGGGAGTGGGTTCGTATCCCTCGATTGTGCGGCGAACCCCCGCCGGGCAGAAGGGATTATCCTTGTACGTCGTGTGCGTGAAAATAGTATCCGGAGCGCCCTCCATATGGAACGCCCAATGCTCCGTGTATTTCGGGTTCCAGTCACCGATGACCATCCGCGTGCAACGCATGGTGATATTGTCGAATTGCGCACGGCTTACACCGTCGAGCATCTCGTTGAAATATACGATGTCGCAGTCGTGACCCTCTTTGACATCCATTTTGTCGAGACCCCGGAAACGAATCACGCTATCCTTGATGCGATATTCAGGGAGAATGTTTTCGCCACGCATACAATCGGGATCGTATACGCCGCGTAGTTGCAGCTTCTTGCGGAAGTCGTCCAGCGTCTTTTCCTTGCAATCTTGAAGCGTGGCCCGATAACAGTATATTTTAAGAGGTACGGACGATGATGCGCAGATGTCATACAGAAAGTCTGCCGTGTCGAAAGTTTTTCCGGATCGGGAACTTCCCTCGTCGAAGATACGGACGACGGCGCCGCTCCCGTCGTATAGCTGGTAGAGGTACATTTTGACTTTGTAGGTCTTGCCTCTGTATGTTACGGGATCGGGCGTCATTCCTTCACTGTCATTTTGCCGATGGACTGAATAATCTTGGCAGCTTCGGGATCGAGGACCACGGAAATAGGCTGTATTGCGGCCGTTATCGCCTTGCCGTTGGTTGTCACATCCTGGCGGTCGGCAAGATGCAGAACACGCGATGCAATCGTCGAGTTGTACTGCTCACACATAGCCCCCTCCAACTGATCGGATTCGATTCGCGCGCGCACGCGCGCACACACGCTCAAAAATTCATCCTGCTTTTCGTATTCCCGGAAAGTATTCTCTACAATCTCCGCGAACACGCAGAATCCTACAAGTGTCAGCGGTCGTTCGTAAGGTACGGGAATAACAGAGCCGTCGGCCAATACCCTGTTGCTGTATCGTGGATTCGCTTTCACCCATTTTGCATACTCCTCGAACTTGACTTCAAGAGCTTCGGGGGTATATGCACGAGGGCGGCCCACTTTGCGGGCGGGCTTGCTGTCGAGTGTCTTATTGGGTCCTTCCGTTCTCTTTGCCATAGAAAAAGGGTCTGCGGCCGGATGAATAGCCACAGACCCTCGTTCCCAGGAAACATACTACCAACAACGTGTCCTTTCGTCGTTAAGACTCGCGGATGTTTCCGCTTGTCTTGTCCGCGGCCTGCTTCATCACAGGCTTACGATGCAAAGGAGCGAACTATCGGCACATTGTGCAATAGTTTGACGAAAAATTTTCAGATTTTTTGAAAAAATGTTTTGCATATTCAAATTAAATGCTTATATTTGCAATACCAAAACAACTAAACAAGGCCGACGGGCCATAAGCGGCAACTATGAAAAACTTTATCAATTCTTACGATCGCGTCAAAGGAGCCATTGAATCGGGCAAGGCTATCAACATCTTCAACATGGTAGACGGCGACTACGTCGGCATGGGTGAATTCGAATATTCGGACGAAGCCATGATCGTTCTCGAGCTCGTCGCCAAGAATGGCGAAGGATTCGTCGTAGACATCTGCAATCGTGTTCTCGAATCGATAAATATCGGCAAGGCTATCACGTTGTCCGAAAAACAGCGTTGGTGCATCGCTTTCGCGGCGAATAAGATTTCGACGGACAAAGTCGATGAGCTGCACACGTTCAACACCATGGAGGCTGATCAATTGGAGGCCGAAGTATCGAAAGAGGAAATTATCAAGAATGCCGAGGCTAATGTAAAGCGCATTGAAATCGGTGGGGTACTTCTTCAAATTATCAACCGTAGTACTGAAGTGATAATTTACGATTTCGACAAGTGGGAAGATATAGAACGCATTGCCGATATCCTACATTTGGATCAGTTCGATCGCCAGCCGGTCATTATCAAACAACGAGCCGGATCTGCTCCGTGGAGTTGGATAAATGTGGGCAACACATGGGAGGGGTTGAATTTTGAAAATAACATAAATCCCATAACCGGCGAGGAGGACTACTCCTCTTATATGAAACTAACAGAAGATTCGACAACCTACGCTATTGCCATAATTATTCAAAAATAGATGAAAGAGTATCCTGCATTTATTATCGATAGAAGTCGCCGTTCGGAATCGTCCCGTTTTTCCGACGACTTCATCGTCTGCACCGATCGGGAGGTCGGGTTCATCGCCAGAGTA